CAATGCAAATACCAAGCGTTAAAATTCTTAATGGTGCAGGTGGCCTGGGCAGACCGCCTGCTGGCCAGGATCACATAAGTGGTCTGGTTGACTATTTTACCACGCTACCCAGCGGGTTTGATAGCAGTAACCGAATCAAAAAGGTAAATTCTTTGCCTGCTGCCGTTGCGCTGGGTATTAACTTCGACTTCACCGATGGAACAGCCGGAACTGGAACTATTCAGTTTACTGCGCTGGGTGCAAATGGTGACACCGTTGCCATGAAGCACACCAACGTAAAAGGTGAAGTAGTGGATCTGGGAACCTTCACAAAGGATTCCACCCACACCACGCTTACACTGGAGGCCACGGCTGCAAAAAATATCATTAACGCAGGAACCAACGTACACGGTTACACTGCCACTTCTTCCACCGATACAGTTACAGTTACAGTTCCGAAATTTAACGGGGTTTATGCAGGTGTTCTGGCCACTACTATTGTAGGAACCATTACCACTACAGTAGTACAGGTAACTGGAGGCGCTAAGTCGCCCATAGCTGCTTTGTACTACCACATAAGCGAATTTTTCAGAAAAAGCCCGAACGGTGAACTTTACGTAAGCTGCCAGGACAGTGCCTACGGTACAAACTTCGTGGAAGTAAAGGATCTGGTGGACTTCGCTGAAGGGCGTATTCGCCAGGTAGGTGTTATGAATAACTTAACTACCGCTTTTGCCACTACACAAATTGCAAAAATTCAGGCCCAGTGTGATGCCTGCTTCACTAATAACCGCCCAATAGTGGCCCTTTTTGCCCCTGAAATTACCGGCACAGCTTCCCTTTCCAGCTTACCAGACCTTTCTGGTTTGGATTCTGAATTAGTTGCTACGGTGATCAGCCAGGACTTAGGTGGTGTAGGTGGATGGCTTGCGCTTTCATTAGGCAAGTCTTTGTCTGACCTGGGTGCGAAGCTGGGAACACTTGCTTCTTCCAGAGTAAGCGATTCATGGGCATGGGTAGCACAGTATAATATGACTGACGGCACAGAATTAAACACTGTGGGCTTCAGTAACGGTGTAAGTTTAGCCACGGCAGAAAACCTGGGTATTCTGAACCAGTTAACCAGTTATGCGTACTGCTTCCTTCGTAAAATTACCGACTACGTTGGTACATTCAATAACCAGCCGAACACAGCAACGCTTGAAAGTTCAGACTACCGCTTCCTTTATTTGAACCGTACTATTCAAAAAGCCGGAAGACTTGAAAAGTTTGCTATGACCCCGTTTGAAAGCAGCCCAGTGGTGTTAAAACCAAACGGTGAACTTTCCGACCTAAGCATTGAAACGTTTAAGTCTGCAATAGGCCAGCAGTTAGATATAATGGTAAGGGATGGTGAACTTTCAAACTACCTTGTAACCATTGACCCTGCACAGCTTATTCTTCAAACAAATAAGGTGGCTATTACGGTTAAATTACAGCCTGTAGGTGTAGCTGACTTTATTGAAGTAACCAACCAATTCACTTTAAAAATAACCGCGTAAAATGGCTACAGTATTAAAAAATGGCGTTGCGTATAGCTGGGGAAGTATTTTATTTCCTGTGGCCGGTGTTCCTATTGTTGGCGTTACAAAAATCGCCTACAAGTCAATGCAGGAAAAAAAGAACGGCTACGGTGCTGGTTACGAACCAACCACACGCGAATACGGTAATAAAACCTACGAAGGTGCAATCACAATTAAACGTGAAGAACTTAACCGCCTTACTTTGGCTGCACCGGATGGGGATATTACAAACATTCCACCGTTTACCATTCCTGTAATTTACCAGGATGGCACAAGGGTAGCCCCGCGTGTGGATGAATTAAAAGCAGTTGAATTTAAAGGTTTCGACCAAACCGCTAACCAGGGAAACACTTCTATAGATGTGGAACTTGAACTGGTAATAGGTGGAATAACCAGTAGGTAAAAATGGCAGAAGAAAGAACAGACGCCTGGGCCGAACAGACCCAGAAAGCGTTAGAAGAAAAATATTCAGCAGAAGCTGGTAAGCCTGTAAAGGTTCATAAGTTTAAGTTCTTTGCAGCTAAGGACGATATAGCGTGGCTGTTTGTTAAGGAACCCGATCGCTTTGCAAAAATGCAGGTTATGGATTTAAGTGTTCAAAGCCTTACGCAAGCCGGTAACTTATTAATTCAAACGTGTGCTGTTCAGGAAGGCCATAGCGACCCCCGTTTCTTTGATGAAAATCAGGAAAACGACAAACTGTGGCTGGGCGCTATAATGAAGGCTTCAGAATTGGTACAGTTCGCCTTAGCCGATGTAAAAAAAAAGTAAATGAAGGCTATATAGCGCAGAACAATAAATTAAACGATCCGAATGGCGAATTACACAAAATGAAGGTGTGGATTCGCCATTTGTTGCATATAGACGCGGATTCATTAAACGCTGAAGAAATAGGGAAACACTGGGCCGACTGCGTGTTCCTACTAAAACAAAAGAACTATGAGTTCAATTAATAAGGAAGTAAAATATACGCTTAGTTTGAAAGACCTGCTTCTGGCAGGTATTCAGAAGGCCCGCGTGGAAACCGACCGGCTGGATGCCAGTGTTCAGCATACACAGCAAAGTCTGGGGAACCTTTCAACTATTGCCAGCCGTGCGCTTGCTGGTATTTCTTTGGGCCTGTTCGCCCGTAGCGTTTACGATGTGGGTACCGGCTTTGAAAACGCGCAAATGGGTTTAAAAACCTTGCTGAAAACCACTGAAGCTGCGGATGATGAATTTAATAAAATTCGCCAGGATGCCATAAGTACCCCGTTTGATTTTAAAAGCCTTTTAATGGCTAACCGTGCGCTTATAAGTGCTGGTGAAAACGCAGACGCCAGCAGGGTAAATGTTCTTAACCTGGCTAATGCTATTGCCGCTTCAGGTGGTGGGAACGATGAACTTCAGCGAATGGTGGTAAACCTTCAGCAAATTAAGAACACAGGAAAAGCCACGGCCTTAGATATTAAACAGTTTGCATACGCTGGAATAAATATTTACGGTGCTTTAGCTGATGCTACTGGGAAACCTATTGAAAAAGTTCGCGAAATGGATGTAAGTTACGACCTGCTTACTATGGCGCTGGCGAAAGCAAGGGGTGAGGGTGGAATGTTTGCGCGTGGTCTTGAAAACGCTATGAACACAGTATCCGGAAAGGCCAGTAACCTGGGGGACACCTTTGATATGCTGAAGTTTAAAATTTTTAACATGGCCAAAGGTGGTATAAGTTCAGCCATTGGTGGTTTTACCACGCTTATTGATTATGTTTACAAATGGATCGATGTAAACCGTGAAAATATTTCCACTATGGGCGAATTTGTGAAGAACGTGTGGGATGGGCTTCGGCCAGCCTTACTTATGGCTGCTGGCCTGTTCCAGTTCCTTTTTGAAATAAGCTCTGGCGTAATGCGTGCGTGGAATAGTTTAGGAACCTTTGGAAAAGTATTAATAGGAACACTAACTGGAATTGTTGCTGCTGTATGGTTATGGCAGAAAGCTGTAAAAGCGCTGGAAATTGCACAGGTGGCCCTGAACTTTGTTGAAGCCATAGGCGCAGCGTTGGTAGGAAACTATGCAGGTCTGGCCGCTGCTGGTGTTATAGCCTTAGCGGGTGCGACCTGGTATTTGGTGGAAGCGCAAAAGGCCAGTAATGAAGAAGCGAAAAAGGGCGGTGGTACCACAAATGCTGCCGGTTCTGTAGTTGGCAAAAAGGGGCTTGGTTCGCCTTCTGCTCCAGCCGTTCCTGAACTTTCTACGGCTACCACTAAACCGCAGGCCCCAAAAAATACAACTATTTCAATACGGTTTGAAAACGTAGTTCGTGAATTGAACCTTACAAATAACACCCCACAGGATCTGCGAAGGGTAGCGGATAAGGTGGTGGAATTATTAACCACAACCCTTAACGATAGCCAAAGAATGGCAGCGCAGTAACATGGGGCAGGTAGTATATGTTTTCCCGACAAAGAATGATCTGGCAAAGTATTCACCAGAACAGGCTATTCGTGCCATTGGTGTAGATATTGGGGTTTCCAGTATTCGCAGGGCTGTGTTTCCAGGTGTTTATAACCCAGACGACCGCGGGCTGGGTGTTTCCAAACTTCTGGGGAACCTTGTATTAAGTAACCTTGATATTAGTGGCGATTCGTACATTGACGACAGCGGTAAGGAAATAAAATTTCCAGATCTAAAGTTTGAAACCGTGCTTTTTGAAGTTCGCAATGTTAATAACATAGTAAGAACACCTATACAGGGCCGAAGTGGAACTGTTAAGCAGTACATAGGCGGGGGTGACTGGGAAATATTTGTTCGTGGCGTAGTTAGCGGAAATAACGGCCAGTACCCAGATAAAGGAAACGGTGCTGGTGGTGATGCTACAAACACAGTGGACGCACTTGTTACAGCGCTAAACAGCAATATTGAACTAAGTGTTAATAGCTGGTTCCTTACCCAGTTTGGTATTTACAAAATTGTAATTCTGGACAAAAACTTTTACCAGGAAGAAGGAACATATTCTTCCCAAAAGTTTACATTTTCTGCCGTTTCAGATACAGACTACGTGGTTAACTTAAAACAGTAGGCCATGCTGGTTTTAAAAAGTAAAATAAGAATTACACAGCAGCCGAGCGCTGCGTGGCCGAACAGAACGGCTTACTATGATTTTAATTTCCTTACTTCCTGCAAAGTAGTAAGCACCTGGCAGAACCTTAGCGACACAGCCACGCTTACTGTTCCGCAGAAGGTTAAGTTTGTTAATAATTTCGGGCAGGCTTTTGACTGGATGGGTAAAAACATTGGCGGGGCCGGTGAAAACACTGCACCACTTATTTTGCGCGGGGATAAAATAAGCATTTACCTGGGCTACAATTACTACGACACCAGCAAAAGTAAGCGTGTTACCGAATTTAATCAGGTGTTCGATGGGTGGGTAAATGAAGTGGAAAGCAAAGCGCCAATAACCATTAAGGCCGTTGATAATATGTGGAAGTTAACACAGGTTCAGGCCCCAAATAAAACCTGGAATGGTTACACACTTCAGGAAATTATAAAGGTGCTTCTGAATGGTACCGGCTTTTCATTAAAAGAAACAATTTCAGGAAGCCCTGTTTCCACTAAGGTGGGCGCCTTTGTAACCCAGAACCAAACCGTGGCAGAAGTACTGGAGTTTATGCGAAAAGAATATCAAATAGAATCGTTTTTTCGTGGTAATGTTCTATACAGTGCAGCCTTCCGCTACTGGCCAGAAGATGTAAAAGACCATGTGTTCCGCTTTCAGGAAAACATAGTGGATTCAGACCTGAAGTACCAGCGTGTGGATGATGTTATAATGGGTATTGAATGCCACAGCGTTGAAAAGTTTAGTAGTGGAACCAGAAAGGATGGCCAGGCGAAAAAAGGCGTTAAGCGTTTGAATGTTTTTGCTCTTTACGAAAAGGGTAAACTAATGTTCTACGATGAAAAGCCAGCCGGCTTTCAGGGTGAAATAAGAACGCTGAATTTATTTGCAGCTTCAAAGGAAGAACTGAAGGTTCAGGCCCAGAAAAATGTTTACCGATTAATTTACACAGGGTTTAAGGGGAACTTTACCACATTTGGCCTTCCGTGGGTAAGGCATGGCGATAATGCGGTTTTAAGGAACGAAATTTTACCCGATCAGGATGGAACATACAAGGCAAAAGCTAACACCATTACTTTTGACCAGAGTGGCTTCTTCCAAAAAATAGAAATAGACCTTCGTGTGGATGGGTTTAGTGAATCAGAAATAAAAACAGGGCTATAATGAGCGCGAATAATAGGCAATTTATAGAGGCTTTACGAATGCTAAGTAACACCTTTGGCGTGGACGTCCCGGCTGTTGTTTTTGCCACGGTTAAAAGCGTGGACGAAGACAAAAGAACCTGTGTTTGTGTTCCTGTTAACGATAAGTCGGTAGCTGAAATTCCTGACGTTCTTATTTCTGCTATTGAAAACGATGGTCAGTTAAAATTCCCAGCTGTTGACAGTGTTGTAATTATAATCAGGACGGCAAAGAACCAGCCTTTTATTATTAAGGAAAGCGACCTGTCAAAGTATTTATTAATTGCTGAAGAAATACTGTTTAATGGCAATGAATTTGGCGGGCTGGTTAAGATCATTGAACTGACTCAAAAAATGAATGAAAAGTTAAGCACTATTAAAACAATATTTTCGACCATAGCTACAGCAGCAGACGCGGGGATAAGCAGCGCGGGTGGAACGCCAGGTGTGGTTACGGCTTATAATGGGGTACAGGCCACCCTTACGGACTACGTTAAAGGCGATTATGAAAACACTGAAATAAAACACGGAAATGGCGGCAGCTAAAGACTTTTTAGAAGATGAAAACGGGGAAGAAGTTATAGTGAATGGCGACTACGCGGTAGGCCCCAGTGATCAGTTTCATATAAATGATATTATACTTTCCATTCCAGGAAGCTGGCGCGAATACCCACAGGTAGGCTGCGCGCTTGAATCATACCAAAGCAGTGCTGGACAGCAGCAGAAACTAAACCGTACAATTTTGCAGCAACTGGAAGCAGACGGCTACGTTGATGTGCTTACTGAATATATTCTTCAGGGTAATAATTTTGGTGTAAAAGTAGTAGCTAAACGGCCATGAATAAGCACGTAATTATAAACGGTGAGAGCCTGTACGATGTTTGCATAAGCGTTTACGGGAACCTGGAAGCACTACCAACGCTTCTGGCGGACAACCCAATTATTACAAGCTGGAGCATGGATATTTCACCACTGGCTGGACAGGTTCTGCTATACGATGAAGCGCTTTATAATATTTTACCGGCACAGGTAAAGGCTTCCAAAAATATTTCTTCTTCCACCAAATATTTAACGGGCCAGGATCGCCAAAGCATTTACGATATAGCCATTTTAAGTTATGGCAGTTTTGATCAACTTGTAAAACTTGTAACAGAAAATAATTACACGCTTCAGGATCTGGATGCAAATAGGAAGCTGTTTGCATTTGATAGCAAGCTGACACAAAACCAGAATTTGTATAATTATTTGAATAAATTAGCACCAGCAAAACCAGCTACTTTGTACGATGAACGGGTTCGCGCTGTGTGGGATGGGGACTTTGTTATTTGGGATGGGGCTTATATTTTAACATGGGATTAAATGGAATTGCAATTTAAAAAAATATCTCAATACGTAACCACTTCGCTTAGCGCTGGGCTAAAGTTTTTAGTAGAACAGGAAGACGGTACTTATGCGAATGTTTTGGGTTCTGACTTTGCTTCTGGTTCCGGTGGAATTACAGGAAACGCGCTTAGTGGGTATGTTCCTGTAGTGGCTACTGACACAGCAGGGACAATAAATACATTGGGGCAAAGTAAGATTTATGATACCGGCAGTTCCATGATTATAGGTAACGATGGTTCTCGTCTGCTTTATTTAACGTCTTACGCTATTGGGGTTGGTCAGTCTTCCATAGATATTTTACCGTCCGGGTTATTTGTTGGAAGAAAAAACGGGGCGACAAAATACGGTCTTGACTTTTTTGGTCAAGAGGCTGTTTTTAACACCGCTTCAATGGCTACAGGAATAGTGGTTCAGGGGACTAATTTATCTACGCTTAACGATACTACATACGGTGTGCTTCAAAGCGATGGGGCTGGTAGTTATTCGTGGGTTAATTACGGAACAGTTGGAACGGTAAGCATAGCCACAGTAAACGGGTTTGAGGGAACTTCTGACGGGGATCCGTATAACCCAACCATAACTTTAACCACAACTGTAACCGGTGTTTTATACGGAAATGGAACTTCTATAAATGCTGCAAATTCTGGCAATATAATTACAGCGCTCGGATACACGCCTGTTAATGTGGCTGGTGATACGATGCTGGGGAACCTTAACATAGGCACGTCTTTAAGCACACCCAGCCTAATAGGTACAAGTGGGCAGCTGGCCCACACAACAGTGGCACAGTCAAGCGGTGCTATTATTGATTTTTTATTCACCCCTTCGGCCCATACTGGGCAGACAGCAAGCACCAATACTCCTACATTTAGAATAGCGAGCGCGACAAAAACATTTGCGACAGGTGCGTTAACAGCTTGGTATGCTAATCATTTTCAAACTCAAACTATTGCTTTTGCAGGAGCAAGTACAGTTACAGACGCTTTTGGTTCTTATTTTGAAAATGTAACGGCAGGAACAAATGCAACAGCAACCAATAACTATTCTTTAGGAACAAATGGCTTTGCAAAATTTGGAAGCGGATTAAGCGGAATGATTATTAGAAACGATGTATCTTCTAACAATTATTGCGGATTGTATAACGGCAGCCCAACCCCAAGTAGTTCTAACTATTTTATTAAAAGTAATGGAACAACTACATTGGTTAATGCGGCAACGGGCGGGGTGCTGTCCCTTGCTTTTAACGGAACAGGTGTAGTTACCATTAATGCCACAAGTATAACCAATGCACAAGCATTAATATTAAGAGCAGGAACCGCAACCGCAGGAACCGCGCCTATGTATTTTTCTTCAGGAACTAACCTAACCGTAGTAGCAAATGGGGCATTTGAATTTGATGGAACCGATTATTTTCTTAGCGCACAAAGTACACGCCAAACAATTCACAAAGGAAAATCTGGAAGCGTATCAAGTGTTTTAACAGCAGGTACCACCATTACTGTTACGTTTGGTGGAACACAGCCCAACGCTACGTATAAAGTAAATGTTACGCCTACTTCAGCACTTGCGCTGGGTGGTTACGTGAACAATAAAACCACAACTACATTCGATTACGTTCTTCCTGTTACTACAGGAACGGTAACTTTTGACTATGCAATAATTCAATAAAATGGAAAAAATAAATAATCTTCAGGAAATGCTTAACCTAAAGGCGGGGCTTGAGTCAATTACAGGACTGGAAGGGTTTACTGTAAACTATGCAATTAACAAGACCTTAAATAGAATGAAGGAATCGTTATCGGCCGCAAAAAAGGAAGAAGACAAAATAGCTAACCTTGCCAAAGCGTTTGACGAAGAAGCTAACGCTTTAATAGCAAAATTTGCAGATGGAAACACCAGGCTTACAAAAAACGGTCTGGTTCCGCAAGTACCGCCAGAAAAAATGGGGGAATACAAAAAAGAATTTAACAAACTTCGCGAAAAACACAAGGCCGATATTGAAAAAAGGGACAAGGCGGTAGAAGCCTATGTAAAGTTTTTAGAAAAAACAAAAACCCCAGACTTTGAAATTTATGGGGTAGAACAAAAAGACGTTCCTGCAAATATTACAACCGAACAAATGAAGGGTTTGTTTCCTATAATTATCGACTAAGCTATGACAGCAAAAACCGCCAGC